TGATGCGGCGGGGATCCCAGAGGAGCTGACCCGATGGCTGCCCTATTGGAACGGGGTTTGCACCTATACAAACTGGGGCGCTGAGCAATTGCGAAGGTCGGGGTTTAATGGCTTCGTAACTGTTATTCCCCATGGGGTTGATATAGTGATGCCTATTGACGATTACGAGCGCTTTCGTTTGCCTGAATTTGCCGAGGCTGCGTGGATTGTGCTGCGAACGGATATCAACCGCCCTCGCAAGCGCTACGATTTGACGATTCAATCTTTTTGCTATTTTGCTAAAGACAAGCCGTTGCCACAACACGGGGGGCCGCTTCTGTGGTTGCATTGTGCCCCGATGGGAGATGATCTGGATGTTGCGCGGTACTACGATCGCATCATGCTTCAGATGGGCTGCGATCCCAGTCAGCGCCCATTAATGACGACACAAACGGGGGATCCGTCAAATGTCCACCCCTATGTAAGCGATTCCGTGCTGAGCGATATCTATCGAACCGCTAGCGTCTATCTCCAAACCAGTGACGCCGAGGGTTGGGGACTATGCGCGGTTGAGGCAGCTAAACACGGATGTTTAGTTGTAGCAGGGCGGCATAGTGTCCATGAGGAACTGTGGCAAGATTGCGCTATCCTGGTCGATCCCGTAGGCCAAAGGGCCGAAACATTTGGGCTGTATCGCGTCACGCCATGCGGAGTGATTCCGGTTAGAGTTTCAGTTGACTATCCCGTGTTTGTAGCTAGCGCCTATGCTCAGGGATTGCAGTCGGCATGGGAAAATAGCCCCGCTGTTCAACAGCTAAGAGACAATGGAACGGCTAAATATTCCTTTCCTAAATATCGGTGGACGACCTTTGAGCAGCTTTTTAGAGAGTGGATTGAGGGCATACTGAAGGAAAGTAAGCAGGTTGAACCATGCCATTAGTCGCTGATGATCTGACCCGCATTATGAAGTATCGCGCTTTTGAATTGGGTAGTCAGGCCGGGAGTCCACTGACCTATCAGTCCGTCCTTCAATTGATTCAGAGCCAGATAGATTTTGTCAATGCTAATGATGTCCGGTTCGGCACTGACATCGCGGGAGCTATTCAAGCAGACCTTGACCAGATGGACGCTGATGATTCTGCTCAGAGTGCCGCGTCATCCCAGGGCGGGATTAAGAGGGTTGACGTGATTGAGTATTTCCAATCTGGCGCGATCGCTGGCTATAGCTCCAATTTGAATAGACTAAGGAACCGTGTTGCGGCTATGCTCAGTCAAACCTATCAAGAAAGTAGCGCTGTCTCTCTACTAGGCAGGAGCTAGGGAATACTGCTCTATGTAATGGGCGCGATGCCCTCATTTAGCGTGATGCCAAATGTCAGACGAAATTATTGATGAAAAACCTGTTGCCATTCCCCCTAATCCCTATCCTGGGGATGACCTAGGCGAGACTCCAGAAGACCCTGAAACCGTCCTTATGACGATGGAAAAGGAACGGCGGTTTCGACAGGACGCAGAAAAGCAAGTGCGACTATTGAAGCGTCAACTAGCCGCGTTTAAGGGATTAGAAGGGGTTGACCCCGAAAAGTACAGGCAGGCGATCGCGAACGCCGACAGATACGAGGAACTGGAGCGACAACAGGCAGAGCTTAGGGCAACTATTGAGGCTGAGATGCAGCAGAAGTATGAGCCGCAGTTACGCAAACAGCAAGCGATCGCAGCCGAGCAAGAGCAAAAATTATTGAACCTCCAAAGAGACACCGTGCTAGAAAAAGAATTCTATGCTGCGGGTGGTTTTCCTGGCGAATTTGAACCAGCGGCGCTAGCCTTGCGTGGTCGGGTTCATGTCAAAGATGGGCAAGTTATCGTGCTAGAGCCTGACGGGAAGACCCCGGCCTATGTTGCTGACAGAGGGCAAAGCCGACCGAAGGAGGTAGCTGAACTGATTGAAGAATTGAAGTCAACTACTTGGTTTGCTCGTCATTTCAAGGGTAGCGATAAGCCAGGGTTTGGGCCATTAGGCACACCTGGCGGGGTGGTTGCTAATCCCGATGCCAGCAGGGATGAGATCTGGGGAGCAGTAGATCGGGAACGGGAAAAGCGTTTCGGGCGCTAGGGAATACTGCTCTATGTATGGAAGCGCGAGGCATCCATGCACAATAGAGGCGCGATGCCTCAAAGTAGCGTGATGCTGCTGTCAATAGTTTGAGGCATAAAAATGGCACTAACTCTTATTGAGGCCGCTAAACTGACCGATCAACCCGCCCTACAGCGGGCAATTATTAATGAGTTTTCGGTTGGACAGATAATGGGATCTATCCCATTTGAAAACGAAGAAGGTTCAGGCGTCCACTACAACAAGGCTGAGGTCTTGCCAGCGGTGGGATTCCGTGGATTGAATGAAGCGTTCGATGAATCGACCGGAGTCATCAACCCTGAATCCGAAGCATTCCGCTTTTACGGCGGGGATATGGACGTAGACCGCGCCACGGTTCAATTAAAAGGACAGGCGGGGCGGCGGGCGCATGAGCAGCTAAAGATCCAATCACTGCGTATTGGTTGGGAGTATCAATTTATCAAGGGTGACTCGGCTACCGATCCCCGTGGTTTTGACGGCTTACAACGGCGGATCACCGGAAATCAGCTAATTTCCAATGCTGGGGCGGGTGGAGCTTTGAAGCTATCTAAGCTAGACGAGCTACTTAGCCAGATTCAAATGCAAGGCGGGCGCACCTATCTGATGATGGGACGAAAAATGCGTGACCTATTGACGGCGGCTAGTCGCAGTAGCTCGGTGGGCGGTTATATCACGTACGGCCCTGACGAGCTGGGGCGCAAGTTGCCTAAATTTGGCGATGTCCCGATCTTGGTTGACGACATTTCCAGCCCGGTTTTCCCATTTACGGAGTCTAGCCCTGACGGGACTAGCTCTGTTTGTTCGTCTATCTATGCGGTGACGTTTGGGCCAATGATGGTCACAGGGATTCAAGGCAGGAACGATGGAGCCTCTGGCGGCTTCGGTATTAGTGCCCGCGACTTAGGCGAGATTGACAGCAAGCCAGTGTTTAGAACCCGTGTGGACTGGCATTCCTCATTTGCCATCTACAATGGCTATGCCGCTGCTCGGTTGCACGGGATCACTAACGCCGCTGTTACGGCATAAGGAGGACACAATCATGGCTAATTTATCGGGACAGAACCCTGGCTTAGTTTCATCTGCTCAGGTGCCGCGCCGCGCTGACGCGCTTGACGATTTGCTAGTGATCGGCACGTTTGCCGCGATCAGCCAGGATACCAATGGCACTGGCATCGCATTCAAGGCCGAGGACGTAGAGGGCTATCACGCCGTTGTGTCTTATCTAAGCCACGCTTCCAATGCCACAAACAATTGGACAATCATCATCCAGGGAGCAGACAACTCCAGTTATACCAGCCCGGTTACGTTGGCTAGTATCGTACTCGCTAGCGGGGTCACCAAAAAAGAGTATCTGGCGCTAGAAGGAGCAGCGGTGCGCTCTCTCATGCGGGCAGCGGGCCGCGGTGAAGCTACCCATATCCGCGCGATCGCGGATGAAACTCTTTCGCCTGGAGCACTAACCGCGAAAGTCTACTTGACTTGTGATTAAATAAATCTGGGTAAAGTAGTGTGGGCCTCTGAGAGATCAGGGGTCTTTTTTTTTTGTTGCAGACATCTCTAACAGAGGAGTTGACGATATCAACAACCCCCCGCTAATATGTATTCAAGGGTGAAGAGAACGCCCCGAAAAATAAGGAGACAAACAATGCTTTATAGATTTGCACGCCGCACCGTAGACCTGCCCGATGGCATCGACCAGGAACGCTCGTTTGAAGCTGACGGCTACATGGCAGCCCTGCAACTAGCCTCCGATTATTGGTTCCATGGGGATAGAGTCAGCGATTTCATGACCGACAATAACGGGGTGATTACGCTGTTAAGCTCGTCCCGTCACGCGAACGTGATCGGTACGCTGATGGAACGCTAAGTAATTTCCAGGGAATAATATTAACCCGGCCAGTGGTCGGGTTTTTCCCTTTTGAAAACCAGGGCGGGCTTAGGACGACGATACTAGGGAGCGAACGATATCCAAGACGATGCCTCTCAGGTGATACCACTCGTTAAGGGACTCGGTTTTAGTAGGGACGGTTGCCCGATACTCAATCAATACCTCTAGGGAATACTGCTCTAGGAGTAGAGGATAATTATGCGTCTATACGATCGCTACGGAATTGCCTACAACATTCCAGACATTGACGCCCCTATCTGGATAAGCTTGCATGGGTACACGACCATTCCCCCCGATGAATTACAACCGATCAGTGAGGCTGTGACTGAGCTTGTGGCGCTTGCAGCATTGCCGACAGGCTCAAAAGCGCTAGAGCTAATTAACGGCGTTTCCCTTGCCAGCGAACTAGAGCTACTGCCCAGCATTGGGCGCAAGGCAGCACAAATCATCCTAGACAATCGCCCTGAGTCAGGATATCTCAGCCTGGATCAGGTCTGGGAATTGTGCCCAAGACTATTAAAAGCGCCGTATCAGGCTGACCCTATTGAGGTTGAGAGATGGGGTAACGATGGGGACACCGCTAGATAAATATGCCAGTCTCACACTGAAGCTGTTGGTTCCAGGAGCCTCTACAGTTTCTAATCGAGGGATAAATGAGACAGCCGCTACTGAGTTGGTGGCGTGCTGCTGGGCGCAGGTAGCCGAAGCGGGAGGAGATCGCTACCGGACGGAAGAGGGAAACTCGTTTACAGAGCTAGTGCTATCGGGCTATTTCCTAAGTCCTCAGATGCCGTCAGCGGCTATTCGTCCTGGAAAGATTGCCGAGGCTATCTTGTGGCGATTGTCTGATCGCTTCTCTCTGCTGTCGTCTGCGGGGGCGTTGCGCACTTGGAGCACTCACGCCGCCTATGAGTCCTTTGTGGAAGCCAATAGGCGACACATCGATCATGAGGGGCAATTCCGGCTAGCTGCGACTTTGGCTAGTCAATATCAATTGCCAGATCAATTGCTAGGAAAGCGGCTAGCGGGAGTATTCGCCTACCGGACGCAGTGGGGCGACGTACTGTGAGCGACAGGCTATTTAATATTGCGGAACGCTATGACCGAGAGCTAGAGGGCATTTCAAAAGCAGCCCTGGAGCGAATTTCTAAAGCCTATGATCTCAGCTATCGCCAATTAATTGATGAGCTAAGGCAGGCTTACCCTAACCTGCAAGCGGCGGGGTCTATTTCTGCTCTGACAAGAAAGGGCGCGATCGCGGCTGAGCTAGGATCCGCGCTTAAATTCATTGGCCCTGCTAGTGAGTTGTCCTACCAGGAGTTAGGGACACAGATCATAGAAGAGTCGATCCGCTTGGGTCAGCAGATGGCAGGCGAATCACTTGACTATTTAGGAATATTGGGAACTTTTACCACGGCCCCAGTGGGTGCGATTCGTAATCAAGCGGAGCAGTTTGCTAGCCGATTACGAAACTATAGCGATCTTCAGGCTACGCAGATTAGCGGGGTTGTAGAAATGGGCCTAGTCCAGGGGTGGGGGGTCAGAAAAATTGAGGCACAGCTAAAAAACCTAGGCGTATCGTTCAAGTCCTCAGCGGAGACAATCGCCAGAACGGAACCGATGAGTGCCTACAATGGCGCGGCTATTAGTCGCTATCAAGAGGCTGATATTCCCTTCATCCAGTGGATCGCAACGCCCTCAGAGCGCCTATGCAGTATTTGTGCTGCTCGTAATGGCAATGTCTATGAGTTGGCAACAGCGCCAATGCTACCCGCTCATCCCCGTTGTCGTTGTGCGTGGTTGCCTAGGACTGAATTATCAGACATAGATACTGAGTTTTATCAAAAATATCACCAGGAGGGACTAGACGACCTGAAAGCGCAGGGGTTGAAGGTTGACAATGGGCCGACCTACTGGGAGAAACAGGCGGGTTTAACGACAGCGCCTAAGCCTGTTTGGAAGCCAAATGACCCCATCGCCAAAAAGGTTGAGAGAGCAAACCAAGGATTTTTCGACAAGTGGGCGGGTGCCTGGTCAAACACAATAGACAAGTATCGGTCAGTTATCGATCGCTACGCATATCCAAGGGAGTTAACAGATCCCACAGATAGCGCCTACCAATTAGACGGCAATATCAACATGGCAGATCATCAGCCAGGGGCGGCGCGGGGTGATTATGTTTGGCGGCATGAGTATGGGCACGCCATGGATCATCGGATCGGGGAGGAACAACGGAATTCGCCATTGCCGCAATCTAGCGATTTCTTACGGGGGATGAGATCAAATTCTTCGGACTCGCTAGCTGCAATGAAATCAGATAACAAGCGACTGCGAACGGATAAGAGCAAGGGCGTAGACAAAAAACGAAAAGTTTTTATAAAGAACCTTAAGAAAGCACAGAATAAAGACGGATCTTACTCTCGCGAAAAACTAATATCTTTCGGTCTTGAAGCGGAAGATGCGAACTCAATAGCTACATTCTCAAAAGGCGATTCACCAGAACAGGTAGCAGACGACATGTTCCGATCTAATAGCTTGGTTGAGTCAGCCATTAAGAAAAACGTTGAATCCATGCCATTGCATGAGCAGCGGAAGATCATGAACCAGATGGATCCATTTTTTCAAGAGGTGGAAAAGAGGCTAGGGAAACCAGGCCGTGACCTCTTGGTTTCTTATCATCTGTATGGCAATCCAGAGGATTTGATCGAAGCAGCGGAACGGCTAACCGGAAAGGGTTTCGATCAGTCTAATCATTTCCGTGATCTAGCCGGATCAATCACAAAGAATGCAGTTAGTCAAGGTCACAGCGATGCGTATTACGATAGAGGGATAGATTGGCAGTTAGTGGAAACCTGGGCGAATGTCTGGGCTATGCTTTCGTCTGGCGATCCGTTGCTAGAGGGAATGGCGCGGCGCATTGCGCCCGCCTATTGTAGTTTTTTCGATGAAGTCATTGAGTCAATCGGGAGTTAGATATGGAAGACAAAATTCTTGAGGCACAAGAACGCTACCTACGGCTATTCGGTCGAATGCCTGACGTGACGTTAGTGGGCGTAAATATTACCGATGGCTTTAAGCGCCGCTATCTGGCTGCTTTGCTCAAGGCGATCGCTGACAATGTGCCGATCACCTCTGAAACTGCTTTCGGTCTGGATTTCAGCAATCTGCCCCCCAACGCCGTGATCTAATGCCCGTCGATCTCTCCTATACCGTAACCGGGGTCAGCCTAGACAACTACGCAGGTAGGCTGAGAAACCTTGATGCGCCGCTGAAGGCGATCGGCGTTTACGCTGAGCGCCTAGCAAAAGAGGCGCTGATCAGAGGTGAAACCATGGGCGGCGACGCCCTCGCACCGCTATCCCCTAACACAGTCGCTGAGAAGCAGTTACGGGGGAAAGGTCGGGGCATTTTACGCCGGGACGGGGCGCTACTGGCTAGTATCTCCTATGCTCGGACGGGTGCCGCTGAGGTGCAGATCGGGACTAATCTAGAGTATGCCCCATGGGTAATGCTGGGTACCGCTCCGCGCATGATCCGCCCTCGCAAGGGTAAGCGATTGAATTTCTATACGGCTAACGGGTGGCGCTCTGCTCGTCAGGTCAATCATCCAGGGCTACCAGAGCGTAATATTTTCAAAGGTTTTGAGAAAAAGGTGGGGCCGTTTGCCGAGGCTGCTTTTCTCGCTTATCTAGAAGGAGGTTAACCCTGTGCTGCCTAATTTCTTTAGCGCTACTGAGGCGCTCATCCCAGAAATGAGAACCCGACTACAGCCAGTAATCGATCTGGGTGTGGCGGTTCAAGGTCTACCCGATGGCCGCGCTGATGCGGGCTTTGTGGCTAGTAACAGTGTGACACTGGCCTGGATTGCCTATAGCCCAATTCAGGGACAGGGGAATAGCGTTAGTGGCCTAACAACCCAGACGCTAACCCTCAATGCCCGTATATCGGCGAATTCCCTAACACTCCGCAATCAAGTAGCCGATCTGTTGTATCAACGATTAACGGGCTGGTCATTAACCGGGGTGACTGGATTAGCGGGCTGTTTCCTTTCGTGGGGCGGCGCTGAAATTATCCCCCCAGCAGAGAATGATGCTGACTATCGCATGGATGTGCGCTTCGGCCTTGTTATTCAGAGCAGACCGCCGCGATAGGGAATACTGCTACTAAACAGTTTTAGAGCGAGGACAGATTATGTTTAAGGGCATCGGCGATCCCTGGGTTAGAACAACGGCGTTCTCTGGCACTGCTGCCAATGACCAGAAAATGCTTGTCTTGGGGCTGCTATCTTTTGAGTTGACATCGGAGTCAACATCAAAAGAGTCTCAGAAATTTAATAGCTCTGGCGAGTTGGTTACTGCCACGACCGTTAAGGGGTCAACCAGTTATACATTCACACTTTCTTACAACGAAATTGATTGGGGTAACTTGGGTTTTGCCCTAAACCAGTTTCCGCGTACCGCTTCCAGCGTGCCTATTCCCACACTCAAATATGGCACTGTGCCAACCTCCCCCGCTTACACGATTGCCGATACTTCTGTGGTGACTGCCAACCTAACTAGCATGAGCGTTGTCATCACCCAGTCCGGCGCTTGGGGGCAAGCAGGTCAAACCCTAACCGTTGCGGGCGGTGCGCCTAGCGCGGGTCAAGTTCAGCTAGCTAACAACCTGCTTACGTTTAATGCTGCCCAGGCAGGGGCACCCGTTGCCTACACTGCGTTTGCTACAGCTACTTCAGTCCAGGATTTAGGCGGGCCGTCTGGTGCTTCCTTGTGGGGAGAATTTGAGTTTTGGGGCACCATCTTTATCCCTTCGCTGTCGCAGGGCACTAAGATCCACATCCCGAAAGCGACAATTAGCGAGGATCCTACCATCACGATTGATGATGCGGTTCCAACTGTTTCTGTTGTCTGCGGGTTGTCCACTCCTTCTGGTTGGAACAAACCGTTTAGAATCCTGAACCTCAACACGCTTACATAGGTTGAGCTATGCCATGGGTTTCTGATAATGACGGCTTTGATTATCGTCTCCTGCGATGCGGCGCGTTAGAGTTCCGCGATCGCAGGGGGCAGTACCGTCAAGTCTGGGGCTGCTCCGCTGACGGTTGGCATGAATTTTGGGAACGCCTAGAACGATTGAACTCGCTACTAGAAGAGTCCCCAGACGACTACAGCCTCGACCAACTCTATTTAGAAGACGCTCGCTTTCGCCATGAGTGCGATCTCTGCCTTGAGCTAAACGGTATTGAGCGAGATTGGACAACGCCTAAGATGGTGGGCTGGTTATTGTTTCCGCTGGATTCAGAAACCACGGCCCCGCTCACGGCGCTGAACAAACCCTATGAGCCGAGG